TGAATCCATGAGGTGTCATAATAATCTTACCTCTTGACTGAACCCCATTAATATGGTTTTTATCGATTTGTAGATTTGTTCGTTTAGCAAATTCAACTTGCTTACCATCTTTAATCGCTTTAATTTTTGATGTACCAGCATTTGAAATATTACCAAATGTTACTACAAATGTAGCATCAAACCACATTGCAAATCCACCTTTGTTCATTAACTTTGGTTGACCCATTGGTACTTCTGCTTTTGCTGTCCAAACTTTATTTACACATACTAATGTATTAGTGTATGGTGAAGACTCTTTACGTGATAATGTCATTTTTTGGTTAACATTATTACCAAATTGTGTGCTCATTGCACCTGCATTCCATTCATTATTGTTTTTATTTGAACGAACGGATAATTCACAAGGTACTGAACCGATTGAGTCCCATAAGAACAACAAATCGTAAGGTAAATTGCCTTTTTTCTGTTCATCTAATAAATCAAGAATAAAAGCAGCTACATCTTCAATAGTGTGTAATGTTTCACGGTCAACGTAAATAAAATTACCTTCATAATTCAGGACTTCACCTGTTGTTTCATCTACAATTTCATTTACTTGTAACCCCATTTGGGTAGCATGCTCCCAATTCCACTTCATTTCGGTAATAATGAACACAGGTAAAACTTTCATTTTTTGAGCAGACACTGCTGCTTCAATCATTGCAGTTGTCTTACCTGTATCACTATGACCTCTAAGAAGTATAATATGGCCCATAGGAATGCCGGGTACGGATGTTACGTCCTGGAATGCAGGACTAAGAGGGATCCATCTTTGCTCTTTAAATTTTACATTTGAATTAAGCATTTTCTTCTCTTTAAACTTGGTCAAATCGAAATTTGATCTAAGTTCAGAGGATAGAGCAGCCGTCAGCGATTCGCTTTTTTTACTTTTAGCCATAATATTTTTTTAATTAAAAGGGTAAGTCGTCGTCTTCTTCATCAAATAATGAATCAAACTTATCTGCTTTGCTTACTTTAGCAGCTGCTGGGGTTTTGATAGAATAAGTTTTTCCAGTTGATTGTGGAACTACTTCTTCTTCTTTTTCATCATCGATGATAGCACCTTCGGCATACTCCTCTTCAGGAGTTAAATGTTCTTGAAGTGCTTGCTTCATATCGTCGAATGAATGCTTTTTAAAGACTTCCATTGGGTTAGGTTGGTTTTCCAACAACGCTTCAATTTCAGCTTTATCAGCTGCCAATGATGTTTCTCTAACTTTAGGCATAATAGTAGTCTTGTTGTAGTTTGTACCTGTTACTTCAGGACCTACTGTTGTTAACGTAATGTCTCGACCGATCATTACATCTGTAAAATCTCCTACGTCCTCGTTATCAGCAAGATTCAAGAAATCCATGTACAACTCTTTACCAAACTGCCATAACTTAACACCTTCTGCTTCTTCACCACGTACTACTACGGGAACGAAAATACGCATTTTAGGATCAAGTTTTTTAGCCAAGCGCCAGTTTTCTTTGTCGCTAGTGCTACGCAATTGTTTTGCGAATTCTACAATAGGATCTTTCTCACCCCAGTTGATTGGAGACACCATAGTGTTTTTACCAATACCGTAATGGAAATACATTTCAGTAAACGGATTCTTCTTATTGTACTTAGATGGTACAACTCGAACAATTTGTTTACCTACAGATGGTTTCCAAAAAACGGATTTTTTCTCTCCACCGCCTTTACCAGCGGATTTTGACTGCATTGCAGACAGTCTGTTTTTCATTTCATTTAAATCCATAACTAATCATTTTATATTTATAACGTGAATATACTAACAATTTAGTGAGACACCAAATTATAGTTCTACAATCTTGTAAACTTTTGTATTCAATTGTTTTAAGTCTCCATTTTGGGTTAGGAGAATACAATTTTGATAGTGTTGCCAATTTACTCTAAAGGCAACATCAACCACTCCACCATTTAATTTTTTAATCAAATCGTTTAGGGCATTAATTGTATATAAGGTGTTGGTTTCTTTTTTTCTATGTACTAGAATAGTGTTCACGGGAATATTATTAATATTTCCTTGATCTACATTGTATGTAATAACATATTCATTTGTGCTTTTAACAAAAAGGACAAACATTTTATTATACATTATAGTGTATGTATCTGAGATACTAGAAACCATTTCTTCTAGTACATCTTCTGTAACGAACGTACAAAATAACTTATTGTTCAAATCTTTATAATTTAATTGAGTTTTCTCCCAATAAATATTATGATGATTATTCAAAATCGTAACTGCTTCCATGCTTAACCTTTATTTGTAATTTTTTATTTTTAAAAATGTTTTCTATGTCATTTAATAAATTTTCACTTTCGTCATAATCTAGTAAAAAACTGTCATAAGTATATAATACCAATTTAGTGTTTTTACCTCTTAATAATTTATTTAACTCCGTTAATATACAAACATTCATTGACGTTTCCAAATTTTGTAATATATAATTAAACAACTTTTGTGGATTCATATTTTCCAACTCGCTCTTTTTAAAGCAGTATCCTGAGATTGGCACAGAAACTTGTCCCGAGTTATTAAACTCATTCCAGTTGTTGTCAATAAATTTCTTTACTTGTTGAAAAAATTCAAGGTGCTCATACTCTTTAAATACGCCTCCGTATAGTTGCTTAAACGTGAGTTCTTTGGCTTCTTTGTAGCTCGTCCCATATAGGTCCGCGAATGCTTGGTGGACATCCACATCGCCAAAATCATAGGTAACCAAACGACTAGCGAGATGAGGATGATATGCACTAATATCGTATTCCACAAACCCATGACTCGGTATAAAGCTTCTCCTTGAACCATTATCTTTGTTTAATGCGGCAAAATTAAGGCTATTAAAAGTGTTACTTGGTCTACGTGTAGTTGTAAATAAGTTATAACTGGTGTAGACTTTACCATCACTGATTGAATAGTGAGGGTTGATTTGGCTAAAATATTCATTAAAAACTGTTTCATCTATGTTTATTCCGTTTTTTTCGATTCCAAAGAATGCGATTGTTGATTTATTATTATAAAAGTCAAAGTACGTAGGTAAATCCTGTGTAAAATGTGGTTTTACCTTATTATAAATATTTTCACATACTTCATAATGCTTAACTACCGGAATTATTTTATTTATTGTTAGATTGTCCGGATACTTGTTATAAAAATATGTATGGGTTGGTGTTTGATCTTGTATATACGGAGGAATGAGTATGTTTATATCGCGCAGGCCCTTAATTTGAAAGTAATATAGCGCATTCTTCTTGTCACGCACCCATAGACACTCAATTGACGTTAATAACGCGTTTACTAATATTGTACTTACATTTAATGTCTCGCTATGGTCAATACATAACATAAAACCTTTTGATTCATTAGACGGTCTAAAATACACTAAAGATACATTATTTAAAGCAGAATGTATTTTATCGTGGTGTGGAATTATTTCCACAAATGCTTCTTTGTACTTTTTATTTATAAGATGCTCAACCTGTTGTTGAGTTTCGATTAACCAAAACATTTATGACCTATTTTGTATGGAATATACAAATTAGAATTTATAATTCCAAGTTTAATAGCCTCCTCCACCACCACTACCTCCTCCAAAACTAGATACTGGGTTTGAGGGTATAGTACTTCCAGAAATAGAGTTAGATATTTGAGGTTTAATTTTTGGTGATATTGAATTATTTAGTGGGATTAAAACTTCATGAGCTTCTTTAGTATGAACTTTACCAACCATTGGTATTGTACCCTTATGAATGTGATAAAATCCTATATAATTTTGACCTTGTTGAGTTTTAAATTCATTACCCTCTGTGTATAAATTTGAGGTTTCTAAGGGTGTGTAGAATTTAATATAGTTTTCGTTTAAAAATTTAGATAATCCTCTAAAACCATTTTTTTCTTCTAATCTAACTATGTTTCTGTTAGTTTTGAATACATTTTCTACATTTCCATTAATTTGCCAAGGCAAAGAAATTACATTGTATAGTTCCCACAAATATTCACTATTATGTTGTGCTAAATTTTCAAATGTAGATTGATTAGTTTCTATAAAGGTTGTATCATTTGCTTGTTTAGCAAAATATCTTGTAAAATATCCTACTTGATAATCTTGTTGGGATGGTTGTGGATAATATGGGGTAGGAACTTTTCGAGAAACATATTGTTCTTTTAAGTTTTGGGTATAGTTTCCTAATTCTGTTAAAGTACTAAAGTTAGGTGCTTGTTTAGTACGAAGTAGATCTGATGATTGTTGGAAATCTTTTAGATCTATTAATAATTCAGGATATCTTAATGCTTGGGGGTTTTGACCAACAAATCTATCTCCGGTTGATAATTTATAATAAGGACCAACATATGAAGTAAAATCAGATGAACGAATTAAATCTCCATTAGAAAATAAATTAGTTTGGATTTTTGATTTTGGATAATATGGCATTATGTTTTAACTTTTTTATTTGTACTAACTGTGAGACTTTCAATTTTTGTAGTCCATTCATTATTACCTATAGTATGAGATATACCTTTAATTAAAAAGTTAATTACACCTCCTTGATCTCCGGATCTATAACTATATGGTAGAATTTCTTCTGTGATAGAAAATCGTTCATAGTTTTTCATTCCTGATAATCCTTTCATGTTTAATGAAAGATTAAAGGGGATAAAAAATGGAGAAGATGCTTTACCTTCTATAGCATCATTACCTGTTAAATATAATGATATATCTCTATTTGCTGAGCGAACATTATCTACTGTATCCGGAGCAAATTTTCTACTTTGGTAAAGACTATTAACTGCTTTTCCTACATATTGGATGTTAGTTTTAAATAAGGCTTTTGGATCTAATTTACCAGCTTCGGCACCTTCAATACTACTTTTATCTAATTTTATAGTCATTAATCGATCTGTAAATCCGACATTTAGTTTAGATAGACCTGTAGCATTTTCACCTACAACATTTCCACCTGCTTGGGCAGAAATTGTAGCCATTGAAGCCATATTAGGAGGTAATTGAACTTGAAAATCAACATTAGTTATAAAACTACCTTTAGGTATATCATTTGTTCCTATTCCATATACTTGGAATACACCCATTTTATTACTTTTTCTTTCAGCTTCTAAAATTAAATTTTCAACATTATCTAAACTACTACCTTCAATAATTTTTAAAGTATTATTTTCAGAATCAAATACAGGTTCTAATTTATTTACATTACCTAAAACATCATTAACTCCATCTAACATGGTTGTTAAAAATTTAAGTAAGTTAGTTTTACCATTAACATCTGTGTTTCTATCTAAACATCCTGCTATATAATCAATATTAACAAATATATTCATTAATTTACCCGCATAATCATTATTGTTAACAAAATATCCAGGAATTTCTTTAGTAAGAATATCCCATGAAGTATTTTCATCTTTATATTTACTTGGAATAACACATACTCTAGGATCTGAGGAAAATTGGGATGGAAATCTTAAACAAAAATTATATTCAGAGCCAAAATCAATTGTAAAAATAGGATTTCCTAATTTTTTATTATCCATTCCAGCATCATCACCTGCTTTTTTAGTAGGATCATAATAAAGAAGATTTTCTTGAATCCATTTTAATAAATAACCTAATCTTACATAATAAAAATTTAAATTTAAGGTTGAAGCTCCTGTAGATGTGGGGTTTGAAGAATTAGCAACAAATGTTAGTTTTAAAAGATTATCTTTATCTAATCCTTTGCTAGCTTCTTGTCTCCAATTATATAACTGTAGATTTAAAGCGGTTTTGTTTTTTGATTCTACTGAGGTATCCGGAGATAATTGAGCAATTTCTTCTTCTTTAGCTACGGATTGCAATGCACCTTCTAATGCTTTAAGTTCAGCATCAGCTTGAGCTTCAATTGTTTTAGCAGAATCACTAGCAATACCTGCAGCTGTTTGTTTTTGTTGAAGATCTGTTAATTTATTATATATAATACCAAGTGCATTAACTACAGATGTAATTTTTTGAGCAAATATTGAATTACTTTTTAAATCTCCATCTTGATCGGCACCAAATGTTTTAAGATTATTAAGGTCTCTTTGAGCATCTTCTATATCATGTTTAAGGTTTGTAAAATCAGAATCTTTGGTTACACTAAATGATTCAAGATTTACAATTACAATAGAACTATTATATTTAGCAATTACATCGTCATCTTCTATTGTTGCTTGAGATTTTATTATTTCAAGGGATGATTTAATACCACTAGAATTATAATAATTATTAAAACTAGTGACAGCTGTTTCTAATGTGGTTTGAGCTGTTTGACTTGCTGTTGGAGCTTTAGTTTTTTTATCAGCAATTTTCTTTTGTTGAGAATCAATTGCTGATTTTTTCTTAGTTCTAGCTTGTGATGGAGTTGGTTCTTTTTTTAAAGTAGCAGCACTAGTTGTATTAACTTTAAGAGTTTCAATAATATCTCCCATACCTATTAAATTTAAATCAATATCGTAAGAACCATCATCATTAAATTTCCAAGTAAAATTAGTTACTTTACCTAACATAGCATCATAATTATAGCATTCATCAATTCTTTGTTTTTTGATTGCTTTAATTATATCTTGTTGTGTAGTACCATCTTTAAAAAATAATTTAAAAGGTTCAGTTGCAAATTCTTTTCTTTCTTTTAAAGGGGTAATTGTTGGGTTATTAGGATCAGGGGGATTTGAAGGATTTTTAGAATCCAACCAAATATTATGACCCCATTCTAAAAGCATTGAATAACCAATTCTAAAATAAAGAATATCAAAAATTTGTAATTGTTCTACGGAATAAACTTTAATTTTTACTGATGCTTTTGCTAATGCTCCTCTATTATAAAAACTTACATCTGCTGATTCAATTGAGGGCATAGGAACAAATCCTTTTGAAGAAATACCTCCCCAACCATAGGCTGCTATAGTTCCTATAGGATCATTTTCTTGTCCACTATTATCTCCATAAACTCCAAATTTAATAGCGGGACTTAAAGAATTATTAACACCTACTGTACCACCAAACAAAATGCAAGATTGGGCTAATTTATTTCCAGTAAGATTTTCATTAATTTTTCGTTCTTTAAGTTGGTTTTTTCCAGCAGATAATAAATCATTTGTTGCTTTTTCTTGTGTTGCAGTATCTTGGATTGTACTTCCGGAAACTTGAATTTCTATAAAGGTTGGAACTGTTCCTATACTAATAGAGGAAGCTAATCTTAAAAATGCATTGCTATTATTCCCATATACTAAATGAGAATCTGTTTTATACCTAGCCCCAAGAAAATTTTGTCGAGTTTCTATTTGATTTGTAACTTCTTCATCAAAAACTTGGCCGGTGATGTTTCCATTTTTTGCCATATTATATTCTATTTATTGTATTAAAAAGGGTTTTTGCAAGTGATACATTATAAGGAATTCTTATTTCTTCTCCAACAGGGATAAATAGGGAATTTTGTGGCATTATATCAGGATTTCCTGATGAAATAATCCACCATAAATTTATATCACCATAAAATTGTTGAGCTAATAAATCTAATCTATCTCCTTCAGTAGTAACAACATAAATATCATTAATATCTTTTGGTAATTCAGGATATCTAGTACTTCGTTGAATAGGGAAAATTTTATTTCCTTCTGCTTCTGAAAATGGGATTAATGGTGTATTATTATATCTACTCATTATACATTAGTTTGAGAAGAATTTTGAACATTTTTATATCCTCCAGCATTATTACTAAAAGGTGATTTTTTACCAAATGATATAAACGGAGCATTAACATCCTCTCCTTTTCCTGATGTAACATAGTTCTCACTAACTGTTTGAGGAATAAAGTTATGGATAGGTGTAAAGTTAATACTACCAAGATCAATTAATTTAGGCATAGCATATCCATTATATAATTCATTTCCATTACTATCTAATATAGGAGTTCCAGTACTTCTAACACCTTGGTCATTATAAGGAACTTCCCATCCTGCCTCATCATCTTGTGCAAATGTTACTCCTTTAATTATACCTGGGAGGTTAGTAATATAATCTCCAATAGTAAGTTTAAATAAATTACCTCTCATAAAACCTGCTTCTGTATAATCTGGGGCCATTAATGATGCTAAGTAATTTAATTTACTATAAACAGATGACTGTTCCAAACTAGAAAGAACAGGAACTTTAAGACCAAAACTTATTTCTCTACCAAATCCATTATATGAATAAAAATCTTCTCCTCTACCCATATATTTTGTGTTTTTCCAATCTGCTGTATAGCTATCAGATAAACCGCTTATGTAAGCTCTAAAATGGATATATGTGTTAAGACCTGAGCCATCATTATTTATTTTAACAAAATAAACAGGTACGGTGTCTGTTAGATATTCTTCATTTGGACCATCTTTACTTTGGTATAAAGGACTTACAGTAATTTTATCTACTCGTTGAGATTTTTTGATGCTTAATTCTCTTTTATTTTTAAAAGTTGCTGCTTCACCATAAGTACCTACACGATTAAAAGTAGGATTTAATCCAAATGTAAAAGTATTTCTTAAATGGATTCCTGTGGCTGCTAATGCTGTATTTGCAACATATGAAGCAGGATTAATAAATTGCCATTTTGAAACATTATTACCATATTGTCTAATATTTTGGGTAATTAGTAATGCTTGTTCTTTAGCAAGAAATTGTAAACCTTGTTCACTAATTAAAAATTTACTTATTCGTTCAGTATCTTGAAAAGTAGATTTAGTTAAAACTCCTTGACCTCTATATAAACTGTCAATAAAAGTTTTAGAAGATTGAGAACTATCTAATGAGGGAAGAGGAGTAGTTACTAAAGGTTTAGGATTCGATCCATTACCGGAAATACCTGCATCACCAGGAGTTCCTGCTCTATAAGGAACTGCTCTAAGGTCATAAGCAATTCCTTTTCCGCTATCACGCTTATAGAGATCTCCATTAGCGTAAAACTTAAAGGAAGTAGGATCGGTAAGGAGTGTTACTAAACCCATTAATAATTACTTAGGTTGATTATCAATATATTTAGGTGGAGTTTGTCCATCTAAATCTAATTGAGATTTAGTTTTAAAATCTTTTTCTAATCTTGATTTTTGTTGATTTTCAATTTTTGGAGTTTGTCCAAATAAGCTCAACGCACTTGTTTTTAATAAATCTAAAATTGTCATGGTTTTTTTTTTGTTTATAAATATTAAAAAATAAAAATTATTGTTGTTTAAAGTTACCAAGTGATAAAGAATGTCCTACTTTTTGGCTATCCATATAAACATTACCTCCTTTTTCTACAGCCATAACTAATCTTTCTAGTAATTGTGTTACTTTAGGATCATTATCTTTTCCTCCTAAATTAGTACCACCAACTATGACATCATCTTTTCTAAAAGTAGTCATTTTACCATCTTGTAATATAAAATCTTCAGCTTTTCGTGCATTTTTAGGATTACCAAAAGCATCAATCATCCAATTACCAATTCCTGATACATCTGTGTTATCCGCAATTAATCCTGCTAATGCTGAACCTCCTAAACCTCCTAAAAAAGTACCTATCATGGTACCAACTCCGGGGATTGGAATAAGAGTACCTAATGCTCCACCAATAATTGAACCTCCTAAATCACCTAAAGCCATTACTACTTGTTTACCAATGTCTTGTGGTGCAGCTCCAGCTTTAGAAGCATCTGATATGCTTTTTCCTTGGGAAAATAAATCATAAGCAACCATAGCTAAAGAAGCTAATTTTCCAATTTTTGGAATACTACCTACTATGTTTTTAAATCCTTTACTCCCCATTATTTTAGGCATATATTTTTTAACATATGTCATTGGATTAGCAAAATCTATAGCTTTAGAAGCTAGATTTTTAGCTTTACCAGCTGTACTTGATACAAATTTACCAACACTACTATTTTTAATAGATGAACCTACATTGCTTACAGCATCACTTATTCTACTAAATAATCCTCCTCCACCTTTTGGAACACCTTTAGATGATACTCTTTTACCTGTTGCTGAGTCATAGCTATATTTTCTTCCTAGTTTATCTACTTTGGATTTTATACTAGAAGAAGCTGATGATGATTTTGATTTAAACATATCCATAATACCACTAGTACCACCTACAACTTTTACATACATTGGCATCACACTAGTACCTCTTAAAGCTGAAAATGCTTTAATTGCTAATCCTATAGCTCCTGTCCGGGAAGAGAATCAATAAATTTTGTACCCGCGGGACCCGTAGCCCAATCTACCATTGGTTTAACAACTAAATCAATAAATACTCCACTTAATGTTTCTTTAATTTTAGCAAAAGTTAATTGTAATTTTTGAACTAAAGGTGATAATGTTGTATAAAAACCAATAGAAGCTTCTTGTCTTGATCTTTCAATATTAGCATTTTTTTCAGCTTCAGATACTCCTGACATCATGGCTTTTAAACCATCTTTTTGACCTGCTACTAAATCACCACTGACTGATTTGTTTTCTTCTTGAGCAGATAACATATCAGCCATACCATCACGGTTCATATTTAATACTTTGGCTAATGATTCTTGTTCTAATACATTTAATTTACTAAACTCAGCAGCACCACCTATTTGATCAGCAATTGCTTTAGCGGCTTCTTCTGATTTTCCAGCTAATGCTAATTTTCTTGCTTCTTCTAAATTTAAATCTTTACCTGTCATTAATTCTGCTTCCATTTCAGCAGCAATAGAATCTTCAATATTTAATAATCCATCAGCAATATTTTTAACTTTTTCCATGTCAAGACCTAAAGCTTTAGTAGCAGCTACTGCTTTAACTAATTCTTTTGGTTGAGCCGCAAATCGTAATCTTACAATACTTGATACATTTGATACTTCTTCTAATAAACCTTTTTGACTAATTGCTAATTTATTAGTTTTAATAACTTGTAAAGCGGTATCAGCCATGTTAGTAACCATTTTACCTGCATCTTGACCACTAAGTTTAGCAAATTTCTGGAATTTAGCTAATGATTCTGCTGACATACCTGCAAAGGTATTTAATTTAACAAATACTTTTAGTGTACTTGTACTTAATTTTTCAGTAGAACCCATTGCTTGATAAATTGAAGTAATCGATTCTTTAGAAGCTGCTATTGATGGTCCCATTCCTGCTACGGAACCTGCTAGTTTACTAGCTGCACCTTGAGCTAAACCTAAAGATCTAGCCATACCAGTGTTTTCTTCACTAATTCTTTCTACAGCTTGTTTACCTTTTTCATATTCATCTGTTACAAAACTAACTGCTTTTTTCATTAAAGAAATAGCACCACCAGCTAATACTAAGGGGTCTGTTAGATTTTTTAATATTTCTCTACCTACTACCTTAAAGCCAGCACCCATAGTTCTAATTTTTCCAATTAAACCTACACTTTTAGTTCCACCTTCTGTTAGCCTTTCAGCCATTGCCTTTGCAGCTTGTGAAGCTTCTTCAAATACACCTGCAAAATTACCAACCCCCATTTTATCTAAAAATCCGGCAGCCCCTTTTAAAGCTTTACCAGTAAGGCCTGTTGCTCTTTCAATTCTTTCCTGTTGTTTAGTAGCTAGTTTTAAGGAATCTAATTGCCTTTTATAGGATGATGTATTACTTTCAATTTGATCTTCAATTTCTGATAAAAGTTTTAACTCATCAGATGTAGCTTCATTACTTTTCTTTTTTTCAGTTAACATTTGTTTAGTTAACTGAAGATTTTCAAATTCTATTTTAGTTTTACTAGTTAATCCTCTTAATTCTCTTGAAGATAATTCAGCAAGACCTTCTTGTGATTGACGTAATTTATCTGAAATATCTTTAAGTTTATTTAAAGAGCCTAAACCTAATTTTTGAGCTTCATTGGTACTTTTAACATCTCCTAAAATATTCCTCCATTGAATAGAAAGATCACGAGCTGTTCCTTTTAAATTATCAATTATGTCTCTAGTTGCTTCTAATTCTTCTACAACTTTACTATAAGCATCAACATCTATTTCCGGAAAAGACAAAGGAGATTGATCCAATTCTTTTTTAAGACGATTAAGTTCCTTAAGATCCGCTTTAAATTGCTTTAATTGCTCGGGAGTTAGTTGTTTTGCCATTTGTTAAAAATAAATGTTATATGTAATAAATATCAAAAGGTATCATTTTTGTGATACCTTTGACATATAACCAGGTGGTTTTTGTTGGGGAGTATTTTTATGTTTCTTATATATATCTCCCACTGATTTCATATTTTCTATTGATTTAGAAACAACATCTTCTGAATTGGGGTTATTTTGTTCTTCAAAATATTTTTTCATTTTATTAAATGTAAAAGTTCTAATGAATATAGGCATATTGTATACTGTGTACCAATCATACCCCCCTTTACCATGAAATACTATTTCATGGATTTGTGTAAAAACATTATTTCTATAGTTAGACGCGGCTTCAGGCGTCAGGGAAAAAAAAGTTTACCCCAATTGGTAAATCAATTTCTTCTAAATCACCGTTTGTTTCAACGTTTATCTTCATATTAACATCAGGTTGAAAAGCTTTAATATGTTCTCTGAAGGAACGAGAATCACGGGCTAAAAGATAATTATCTACAAACTCTCTAACTGTTTTAGGACTTTCATCTCCATTTACAGATGTAATAATATGTTTAAAACGTGTAGTTAATTCTGGGGAATTATTTTTATTAATCTTTTTTAATCCTTTAATTTCGTCTTCAATTTTTTTCTCCATATGACCATCCATAATTCGGTATGAAATTTCATTTCCTGAATGGGGTAATTTAAAAGTAAATTTATTTTCTCCAGGAGTAATTAAAGATGAATCAAAAGGTTTATTTTCAAGAGTAGTTAAGTCAACTGTGTGTTCTTCTCCTCTATATTCAAAGGTATAATCTTTACCATATCCTAATACACGAGCAGCAATCAAAATTGCATTTTTATCTCCAACTAATAAATCATTATAATCTATTTTTGTAACAATTAAAGATTGAAGTAATTTATCTAAAACAGTACCGTTAGCAATATAATTTTGATTAGTTAAAATATCTTCTTCTTTTGCAGTCATGTATTTTAACTCTAGTTTACCGCTACAAAGGGGATTTCCTTCAGGGTATAATAAACCTTTTGAAGGTAATTCGATTGTTTCCGTTGGAAACTTAAATTGTTGATTTTCTTCCATAAATAATTTTTTATAACTTTGTTGTCGTATATAAATATATGAAAAAAAAGGAAGCTCGCAAAAAATGCGAGCTTTCTTAAATTATTTTTAAAAATTTATTAGAAATTCAACACACAATAATCAGGTTGAACAGCCATTGTAAGGTTTACTGCTGTATCTGCTGTGTCCCAGTTATATTCACCGAAGTTAGCACTTGTGATAAAACATCCTTTTAAGATCCATTCTGAAACGATGTCACCTACTGGTCCTAATACGTTGAATGTTAAATCTTTCTTATACATGTCCGAATAGCCATCACGTCCTGTTACTGATTCATGGTGTAAACGTACCCATTCCATTACTGCTTGAGCTCCTGATGGGGTAATAGGATCAAATAATGTAAATGTAATAGGATCCCATTTAGTCATACCTTTAACATAACGTTGAACGTTAATATGGTTTAATTGAACTGTACCTGAGTTTACCGTAATAGCACTTACTGCTTTGATTTCATATGAAGGGATACCATCAATATACATGATGAATCGGTTCGCCTGTTTTGGTTCAAACGCGGTGAAAAATATTTCGTTAGAATCTAATATTGCCATTTTGTTTATTTATTTAATTTTGTTATAAATATTTAATTTTTAAATTTCTTATCCAGGGAATGTTGCACCTGTTGGTAAGATGTTGAAATCCAAGTAAATAAATTCGGCCGTTTTGGTTGGTTGAATATAAATTTGACCTACCATTTGGTTTCTATCGATTACATCTGCTGGGTTGTTACTATCGTCCATAATTACTTTAAAAGCATACAAACCTTGTTTTTGTTGTACTGTTTCCAAGTATGGGTTTACGGATGCTAAAAATGAATTTCTTGTAGCGATTGTATTTTGTTCGAATACTAAGTTTTGAGCTACTTCTGAAATGAAATTTTTAAGAGCAATTAATAAACGACGAACATTTACACGATCTAAAGCTGATGCTTTTTTCTGTAATGTTTTTTGACCATATACTACTACTCCATTTGCTGGGAAAGTAGCAATTGGATTTACAGCTCCTATATAAAGATTATCACGTTGAGTTTGAGTTAATTTAGTTTCTGCTTTAACTACAAGATTTAAACCACCTCTATTAATACCTGCTGGTGCAAACCATGGTTCAGATACTGTATCATTGTAAGCAAATACACCTGGAATTACTGTTGATGCTGGGATCCATACTAATTGTCCTGAATCTGGTTCAACGATTTGAACCCAAGGCCAATATGAAGCTGCATATGAAGTATTTCTATTTCCTGCTTGTGTAGTTGCTGCGGATACAAGTGAACCGTAAGGTACTAAATCTGCTATAAAAATATTATCACCTCTATTTTGAGTATTATTGATAATAGTAGTCATTTGAGCACCGTAGTTAGTATCGGAATTATATAAACCAGGAGTTACTAATACATTAAATTTGTAAGCATCTTGGTTAGACATTAAAGCAATTGAATTTGTATAATTAAGAGCTACTAATCCTTGAGTATTTGTAGCATTAATTGCATCATAAAAATTAGCTCCTGCTTTTAATGTACCAACAGCATTACCAAATGATCCACTATTACTAGCAGGCATAAAGGCAGCATATGCTGTAGTTGGATATCCACTATTGTCAAAATAGTTGGGCATTAAAAAATCTGAATCAATACTAGATACATAAACATATTTTGAATTACGTTTGTAATTACCTACAGTTTGTACTGAAAGAGAAGATGTATTATATACATCGTATTGATCCCCAATTACTTTAGAAATAAAGTTTGGTTGAGTTGGATCTAATGATAAATTAGTCCAGTTTTCTAATATAACAACATTATTGGTGTTGTCATTACCTCGTCTAATAAATAAATCAAATGTGCCTGAGGCTGTATTTGAATTTGCAATTTGCCATCTAAGGTTATAGTTTGAACCTGATGCTAAAGATCCACTAATATCTAAAGAACTAGTACTATTCATGATAGTACCTTGAGAGATAGTAGTTAAAGTAAAGGCACTACCACTTGCAATAGCTCCTGCTGTACTACCTGAAATAAAGGATGATGTTGCAGATGTGTATGAACCACTAGCTACTCTAGTTACTAGTAAAGTTTCACCACCGTTAGCAAAATAATTATATGCTGTAATTGAGGTAAAAAATGAGTAAACGTTACTAGCGCTAAGAAAAGTAGAACCAAATTTATTAGTATAATCACTGTATGAAGTAACAATAGTTGGAACTTCAACAGGTCCTATTACTGTAGGTCCAAGAATAGCAGCACTATTTCTGATGGGTCCTTGGGAAACAAATGAGTTATCATTTTCGGATGCGAGGACTCCTGGGGATATTAATGATTCGGCCATGTTAATGAGTTATTTTTTATTCTGTTATAAATATGTTAAAAATTTTTAAAAGTCATTTATTCGTGAATATTTTTAAATTCGCCTGTTTTTAAATTTAAAGCGACTTCACCATATTTTTCTTGTAACTCAATTCCAATTTTAGAACAATTTTCTTCTAAAACTTGTAATTCTTGGATTAATTTATTTTTTTTATTTTTTAAACATTGTAACTCATATTCTAAATTACCAAATTGATTTTTTAAATTTTCTCGTTGGTCATTTAGTTGATTTAATAAATGTAACTCTTCAGGGGTTAAAAACATATTCACGATATAAATATTCGTTCTATATTAAATATTAAGAAGTTTGTTAAGAGATTCAATTATTTGAGAAGGTTTAATAGTTTTTGTACACTCAAATTGACGTGGTGTATCTTTATGATCAGGACACCATTCCCAATCACCCGGATTTAACCATTCTCTATTAAAACATCCATTACATATATTAGTGTCATAGTTAAATATACGTTCACAATCAAGAAATTCACTATATGGTAAACTAAATCCTGAAATGAGAATTACAGGAGTACCTATAGACCATGCTAACCAAGATAATCCACTACCAACACCTATAAAAGCATCAGCGTGTTTAATATCTACCATTCTATCTTCAATTGGATAATTACCTGTTTTATTAATTACTCCTTTTAACTTACCTCCTAATTTTGAATCATGCCAATTATCACCTAATTTTTCTTGG